AAATGATTTAGTAGAACAATTAAAATTAGTAATAGATCAACAAAACTTAATAGCTTAAATATTTATTCGTATGAATGTAAAATTATTCAAAAAACTTATTAGAGAAGCAGTAATCGAGGCTCTTCATGAAGAATTGCCTGATATTATTAATGAAACATTAGCTAGACAAAACAAACAACCATTACGTGAAAATAAAACAATGAGTTTCACTAGCGCTGATGTAGCTCCATTATCCGGAGATGTACGTAGCTCATTAATGGCTAAAATGGGAGCTGAATTTGGCTTTCAACAACCACAACGTACTGATTTAAAAGTTATAGATGCTGTTGATGAATCAACTGGAGAAAAAGTTAACCCATATTTAGCCTTTATCAATGACGCGGCTAATAACATGTCACCAATGGACAGATCAGGATTAAGACAATTAGATTAATATGCCTATACCATTAACAACACGAGTTAATCCATTAGATTTGCAAGGTAATATTGCAATTGGGGTATCTTTACCTTTTAATGGGCCTGTTGCTTTTAATAGTACTTATAGTACATATGATCAAATAAAATCAAATTTAGTTAATTTATTACTTACTAATAAAGGCGAAAGAGTATTTAATCCTGAATTTGGAGCTGATTTAAAAACAGTAATATTTGACGGAATAACAGAAGAAACAAATGACATTATTAGAAATCTAATATCAACTAATGTTAACATATTTGTTCCTGAAGTAACAGTTGAAAATTTAAATATAATAAAAGATGAAGATCATAATACCATCTCAGTTACAGTACAATATAGAATTAATATATCAGGGAAATCCGATCAAATCACAGTAGAATTTGTATAATTATGGGAAGAGCACTAGTAAATAAAGGAACAGATAATAATAACGTATCATATTTAAATAAAACCTTTAGCGATTTTAAGGCTAATCTTATAGATTACGCTAAAACATACTTTCCCACAACATATAATGACTTCTCAGAAGCATCCCCTGGAAATATGTTTATTGAGATGTCTGCTTATGTTGGTGACGTTATGTCATTTTATCTAGATACTCAAGTACAAGAAAATTTTCTATTATATGCTAAGGAAAAAGAAAACTTATATGCTTTATCATATATGTTAGGTTATAGACCTAAAGCATCATATGCCTCTGTTACTACTATTGATTTATATCAATTAATCCCATCTATAATAGATTTAGGAGGTAATTTAGTTCCCAATTATACTACTTATGGAGTTATAATCCCAGAAAATACACAATTAACAGCTAATGGATATGGTACTAAATTTTTAACAACAGATAAGGTTGATTTTACTGATCCAACAAATACAGAAGTAACATTCGTAGATAGTAATTATTATCTTTTAAAAAAATCAGTTAAAGCCATTTCAGCTGAAATTAAATCAACAACATTATCTTTTTCAACTCCACAGAAATTCTCTATAGCTAACATAACAGATACTAATATATTACAAATATTAGATGCTACTGATGCTCAAGGTAGTAGTTGGTATGAAGTGCCATATTTAGCACAATCTACTGTATTTGATAAAGTAACAAACCCATTACATACTGGAGCAGGAGTAGATGATGTACCTTATTTATTACAATTAAGACGTGTACCTCGCCGTTATGTATCACGTTTTCTATCAGACAATACAATACAATTAGAATTTGGAGCTGGGGTATCTAATAAATCAGATAACACAATACTACCAACCCCAGATAATATTCAATTAGGATTAGTACCTAGTGTATCAAATTTACTAGATGGGTATAATAAAGCATCCGTATTTTATACTCAAGAATATGGTTTGGCACCAAGTAGTGATATTACTGTAAGATATTTAGTTGGTGGTGGTGTAACATCAAATACCAATGCTAATACAATTACTACAATAGATACAACAGGAGCATATTTTCCTAGTGGCGTTAATAATGCTACATCTGCTTATGTATTGTCATCAATAGCTGCTACTAATCCAATCCCAGCAACTGGAGGTAGAAATGGAGATCAAGTTGAAGAAATACGTAATAATGCATTAAATGCATATCAATCACAATTACGTGCTGTAACTAAAGAAGATTATATGGTACGCGCACTATCATTACCTTCAGATTATGGCTCAATAGCTAAAGTATACGTTACACAAGATCCAGCTCGTGAAATAATACAAACACCAACAGTAGCATATACTGAAGAACGTAACCCATTATCATTAGATATGCATATATTAGGTTATGATGCTAATAAAAAATTAGCAACAGCATCTACATCATTAAAAACTAATTTAGCTACATACATTGATCAATTTAGAATGGTTACTGATGCTGTTAATATTAAAGATGCATTCTATATTAATATAGGTATTAATTTTGATATAACAGTTAAAAGTGGATATAATAATAATGATGTTGTAACTAACTGTATATTATCATTACAAGATTATTTTAACATTGAAAAATGGAATATTAATCAACCTATAATAATATCTGACGTTCAATCTCAAATATTGAGTATAGTAGGAGTGCAATCCGTAGTAAAACTTGAATTTACAAATAAACAAGACAATGCAGGAACAACTTACTCTCAGTATGCTTATGATATTTCTGGGGCTACTCGCAATAATGTTATTTACCCTTCAGTAGATCCTAGTATATTTGAGGTTAGATATCCTAATACAGATATTCAAGGAAGAGTAGTAGCTTTCTAAACACTTGAAATAGCCGATATTTATATATAGTAATTAATTAATTATGGCTGTATATAAAATATTTCCTGAAAAGAGTGCAACACTCTACTCATATTACCCTACTCTTAATGCAGGACTTGATGAAATACTAGAACTTAGTACTTATACTGAGATCGATGGGACATATCAAATTTCCCGTCCCCTTATTAAATTCCCACAAGCTGAAATATTAGATATTATTAATAATAAAGTAAGCGGAGCGGCGTATAGCGCTTCTTTACGTTTATCATTAGCTAATGCTTCTCAAGTACCTTTAGATTATACTATATTTTGTCATCCTATAGCAGCAGATTGGAATGTAGGAAGCGGTCGATATTCAAATTCTCCTATCACTACTAATGGAGTAAGTTGGAAATGGAAAAATTATTTAAGTGGTAGTACATGGACCTCATCTATACCAGCTACAACAACAGGATCATATCCGTCTACTAACCCAGGAGGAGGAATATGGTATTCTGGTTCATCTTATATAGCTACTCAATCATTTAATCATGTTAGTTCATTTGATATTGAACTTAATGTAACTAATACAATATCAGCTTGGTCTGGAAGTGTATTACCTAATTATGGCTTTATATTAAAACATAGCAGCTCATTAGAATTTGGTACAGCATCAGTTGAACTAAAATATTTCTCAGGAGAAACTCATACCATATACCCACCATGTTTAGAAATAAAATGGAATGATTGGATATATAATACAGGTTCATTATCAGTAGTAACATCACCTAGTATAGTAGCGGTATTAGCTAATAATCAAAGTGAATATAAGCAAGATTCGATACAGCGCTTTAGAGTAAGTGTAAGAGATCAATACCCAGCTAGAGCATTCCAATCTACATCTGTTTATCTTGTTAATAAAGCTCTACCAACTGCTTCATATTATCAAATAAAAGATTTGGATACTGAGGAAATTGTCGTAGATTACGATACAACATTCACTAAAATAAGTTGTGATCCAACTGGTATGTATTTTGATGTATATATGAGTGGATTAGAACCAGAACGTTATTATCAAATAGTATTCAAAACAACTATAGCAGGTACAACATTAGTATTAGATGATAATTATTACTTTAAAGTTATAAGATAGTATGTCTCAAATTCCTATAGAAAAACAAGTATTCGATAAAGATGCTTTTGGAAAAGTAATAAACACTCAGTTTAGTTATTTATTAAATAATCAAGCTGAAGAGGCACCTACTTTTACAATAGAGGATTTTTTTCAACTATATGAAGATTTATTCTATCAAATACCAAAAGAAGGAGATACTAATTCACATAGATATATTTTAGAAAAAGAAGCTGATTATTTAGGTGTAATAATTAGTCAAGATGATATACAAGCTTTATTAGATGAAATCACTACTTTAAGACAACAAGTATTAGATTCTCAAACAGCACTTGATGAAATAAGTAAAACAGTTAATAGATAATGGCAGATAATATAAAAATAGTAGGTAATATTGTTAGCACTACAACGGTTTCTCGTTATAATGAAAGCGATACAAATTTAATTCCATCAAAAAAATTAAGTGAAAATTTTGGTGGAACTAATGATTATATTGAATTTTACGTTTATGATATAGCCGGTAATTTACTTAATACTAATTATAATTATCTTAGTTATAAATTACCACCAAATACTGGTCTTACTCCTGGAGTAACAACACAACCTAATACAACAGGTAATATTCAAACAACAAATGTAGGCATAGACTCAACTTTAGCTCCAACTACAAGTTCATTGTATCCTATTATTGAAATTGATCCTGTTGCTGATTTACAGAATTTAGGCTATTCATCAGGTGAATTTACAACTAAATATAATTTCTTTCAGAATAGACTATCAAATTATATTAATGAAGCTTTATTCATTAAAGAAATATCACCTGATAGAACAGAATTAAGATTAGCTTCCATTACTCTTACTAATAGTGAAATAGAGTCTGTAGTAACATCTTTAATAAAAGAAATAGATGATGCTACTTATTATGTTGATTATTTATTGAATTTTGGAGGTAATGATCAAGTTGTAGCAGTAAACGTAGCTCTAAATAAAGCTCCTGAAGGATACGAAGTATTATTTAAATTATATCAACCATTACCTTTAAATATACAAGAAAAAGATACATTATGGGTTGTAGAGGAAATAGTTAGTCCTTATGTATTTGATATAAACTTAGATAAATTAGTTATACCACCCCCTCCACCAACATTAAGAGGTCCTAATTTTGATATTGAGATTCCTAATCAAGGAACTATATCAACAACATACACAGACTACTCAACATCACTACTCAGTTTACAATCATTACAAAATTCATCCTACTATCAGATACTAAATCTGATGGCTACTCAA